AAACGGATTTGCCACTCAAAGCGTAAGCGGTTAGCAGGTCCTCGCCACCAGTTCCCGTAAGGGTCGTGAAAGTCGCAGCAGCATTGACGACTACGAAGTCGTAAACTTTACCGCTAACGGCAGCATCGACAAACTCCATCGTACCACCTTGGCCGAGCATTTGTTGCAATATGGGTGTAGGCATAATTTGCGTTTAGTTATAAATGTAGATTAGGTTGGAATTTCACAAACCGAGTGTCCGAACGGAATCTCAAAGGTCATTGTAGCCTGCCACCCTGCGGTGCGGTCATCTCGGCTCTCTACGAACCTCGTAAGGCTTACGCTGGACGAGAGGGTCCAGTCCTCGCTTGGGTCGTTTGTAAGGGCTGAAATGAAGTCCTGAGCGATTTGCAGTTGGTCGCTTAAGACCTCGTCCTCATTATCCTGCCAACCCAATGTCGGACTGCCCGAAACCACTCCGCCCATCGGCTTAATGGATTCAACACGGTCAGAAAAGTAAACCCCAACCACCAAAGCCAAAGAACCAGCGTCAGTAGTTGCAGACTGAACGTCCGCAAAAACGAGCGGATAAACGATTCGCTCACGGCTTGGGGTTCGCAGGTTGATGGTGTTGTCGGTCCCCACCGCTAACGGGTCCCCCGTCCCGAAGGAGTTTACTTGCGGATGGTTGTTGGCAAGGTCCAAGAGAGCCTGCTTGATTTTTATCCATGACATAATTCTGCAGTTTCAGTATGTTTTTTTTATGCGCTCCCATGCTTAGCAGTCGTTACAACCAGCAAGCGGTCCGTAGGGGTAGGGGTAGTCCAAGTTGCTGATTCCCATCCTCCTGTTGCGGTCCAAGACCATCCCCGTGCGGTAATTCGTAGCGTTCGGGTAGATGGTATCCAAAGCCGATGGAGGCGAGTTCCACAAGGGGTACGAGTTGCGGTTTTCCATCAAGTACCGGGTAATCCGCTCGGAGTACCACTCGGCATCGTTCTTCACTTTGTCAGTCAGCCGGGTAATTTCTTCCATGCTCATTTGGGAGGATTCCTCGCTTGTCCTGCGAACCATGCCCTTGTTCATGTACTTGAACGCCAAGACCATCGGGAGTTCGTAGTAGAGCCATTGAATCATAGCCGGCTGAATGTAGTCCTCCAGCAGCGTTTGGTTCAGGGCCGTAGTCGTACCGCTGACCACTTGGCTGACGAGTTCCCCATACAACGCAGAGCCAACGATAGGCTGAATCCGCATCTCTTGCACCTTCACAACCGTTGGCCGGATTTGGGTGTAGGATACGTTCTCGTTGATGATGCTATTGTCCAGTAGCGTTTCTTCGCTTATGAATAGTGCCTTCATGCTTTCGTGATTTTATTGCCCTTACGAATGACCAGTTGCTGCTCCCATACGTGCCTGCATTGTGGACGATTCACTCCGCTGGGTGTGTGATACCAACCGCCTCTGCGATTCCAAACGGAGTAGCCCATTATCGCACTAATACCATCAATATCATCACGGGTATAAACCTTCCCTTGGTCGGCTAAGTCCAGCATCACCTTGCAAAACTCACGGCTTGACTTCTTGTCCTTGTTGCTGAATCCCGTTGCCCATGCGTACTTGTATCTGACCTCCAAGACCGGCTCGGCCACTTCCTTCACGCCTTTGGGGAGGTTCTTCTCGGCAATCTGGTCCACCGCCCTGCTGATAGGGTAGCGGTCCTTGGTTATCAAGTAGGCGATGCGCTTGGCGACCTTCGCCTTGCTTACTCCAAATTCCTTCGCCATTTCTTCCACCGATGCGTCCCGGTTCTTCTTGCGGTAGGCTTCAATCTTCTTGTCCAGTTCCTTTTCTTCCTCGCCAAGTTCAGCAAAGGCCAAGCGGATATTCTCGTCTATGTTTGCATCAAACCGCATCGGCTTGGAGTGCATGACGTGGTAGTCGTCTGCATGGCTCCCGAACTTGCTTGCAACGACCTCCAAGACCTTGAACTCCTCATCGCCCCATCCGTAGTCCTCATCGTCTTCTTCGCCCCAAGTCGGTTCGCTGAACTCTTGGGACTGCACTCCGAGCATCGTGTCAATCTCTTGGGCTGACAATCCGAACCCTGCTGATAGCATCGTCCTTGCCATTTCCAGCGTGATTTTCTCTTGCATATACTGCCTGACGATACGCATCAGGTTTTGGTACTCCCTGCCCGACAACTTCTTGATGTTGTCGTTGCTTGCAAGTTGCTCAACGGCTTGCGGTTGCTCATCGGGTTGGGGGTTAGGTCCAACCACGTCTGCAGGTTTCTCAAGCGGTTGCAGACCTGCTTTCTCACGCAATTCGTCTTGGGTCATAATCTGCAACAAGGCCTGCTCGCTTAGTCGCTCGGTGATAGGCTCAACGGGAATCAGTTCCATGCCTTCCACCCCATTAAACGAGCCGAGGTAGTTAATCATCCGCTCAACTTTGCGTACCCGGTCGTTGACGTAGGTGGCCTTGAATAGTTCGTAAGCTTCGACCAATTCGTTGCGTCCACCTAATTGGCCTTCGGTCTTGACCCCAAAAAGCATCGGGTTGGTTACACGATGGGCGATGAATATCTCTTGCTGGATAGCCTTGTTCAGTATCTCAAACTGCTTGTCCATGTCGCTCGGAGTGAGCGGTTCAAGCGTAGGAGCCTTGGCTGCATCGTCGTTGAACGTAACAACGAAGCGACCAGCGTTGTCCGTACCGCTGAACTTGCGCTTAATCTGCCTCTCAATATCCCCCTGTTCTTCGGGGGTCGGAATCCCGTTGTTGAAGTTTATGAGGTAACCGCCCCAAAAGTTGTTGCGGAGGTTGTTGTTGTGAAAATTCGCCACCTGCACGTCTGCTTCAATCCAAGCGTTGCCCCCAATATATTCGGGGAGAGGGTAGTGTTTCACGCCAGCAGCGTAAACCCGATAGTAAAACAACTGCTTACCGATGCGGTTCTCGGTGTCAAATGCAGGAATCTTCTCGATGTCCCCTATTTTGGGGAATAGTTGCATCATATCGTCATTGTACCAATCAGCGACTTGGAACATCTTTTCCTCCTTGTCCACCCTGATTTTCTCGAAGGGAACGTGTTCCATCTTCGCAATCGTTCCCAACTTGGACCAAGTAACCGCAACGGCAAATCCGTTGAAGATTTCCAAGTCCAGCACCAGTTTCTCGGTGATGTCGTTCAAGTCCTCCGTGCTGGACATACCATCGAAGAACTTGATGAACCGAGCCTGCTGCTCAACGGTCAGGTTCTCCCCTGCCTGCCATCCACCGCCCATGATGTAATTCACCTTGCCGTTGACGATAGCGTTGTGCTTGCTTGACCTGCGATAGTTGTCCAGCAGATAGTAAGGATATTCGTTCGCAAATCCGTAGGTTATGTACTTGCCGGAGCGGTTCTCCAGCATGACTGGGACCTTGTGCTCGATTCCCAGCCATTGGGTGAAGTGTTGAGTAGATTTGGTACTCATAGCGTTGTAGCAGTAAAGTTGAGGGACTGAATCGTGATGGCTTCGGATGAATCGATGGACTTGACATAGACCGTGAACTCATCGTTGACCGCAGCCGTGAGGTAGGCTTCAAAATAGACCGCATGGCCGTTGTTGTGGCTCATCGTGATTCCTGCCTTGCTGGATGCAATCGTATTGCCTCCCTTTGCGATGTACCACTCGAACTCACGTTGGTTGCTTGCAGAAAATGTGAGGTTTGCCGACACTTTCAACGCAGCACCAGCGATGCCCGTGTAAGTGATGACCGAGGTTGTTTTGTTGAGCGTAAAGTTGTAGGTTGACAGGATGCCTTCATCCATTGCAATCGTCAACTTAACGGATTGGTTTGATGTCGGAGTGAAGTTGGTATTGGATGCAACGCTCAAGGACCCAAAGCCCCGTTCACGGTTCAATGTAGAGGTATCGGCAAGGTCATCAAATAAACCGCCCACACGTGCAGCGGTGTTCGCTCCAGCAGCGGTTTCGTTAGCAATGGTAGCAGCACTCGCTTGGAGTTCGCTTCGTGTTTGTACGCTCATTAGGCAAAGGTTGAATCAAAAGTGAAGTCAAAGACACCCTCATCGGATGCCCCGTAAATTGTGTAGTTGATTGAATTTGAGTAGGTATTGAAGCCTATCGCAGCGGTCTGTAAAAAAGCCAAGCCCGTTTCAACGACCGCCAAAGCCGAGGCAACCGTGCTATTGGTATCGTAAACTTCATACTTATAGGAACCCGTTTCAAGCGACCCCAAGGCAAGCGAAAATTGGTCATAGCGGTTGGTATAGTTGGAAAGGTTGGCGGATTTCAGCAGAGTGAAGTCAGTCGTGGTGTTCTTTGCGATGCTTGTTAGTCGCAAGATGTAGCGGTCCCCCGTGCTGGCTCGCTCGGTCCAAGTAACCGTTAGGGTGTTGGTGGTATTCGGGTTGAGGTAAAGCATCTGCTTGTAAATGTGCGATGCCCCCGAATTTCACAATTTGCGCCCGACTTGCCTGTACAACTCCGCCCGTTTCTTGGCGGTTTCGGCTACGTTGAACTGCTTCTTGATGTCGGCCGTAAGGTTGTCAGCCATCCCCTTGCGGAGGTCAGGGTCAAGAATCAACTTCTTAATGTACTTGTACCAGTCCTTTGGTTTGTTGTAAGGCACAAGGAATCCGTTCTGCCCGTGCCGGATGACATCGGTGTATGGGATGGTTTCGCTTGCAATTATCGCCTTGTTCATCCACCCGGCCTCAACGACCTTCAACTCGGACTTCAGTTTGTTGAACTTGGTGTCCCGAAGCGGTGCAAGGGTAGCGTTCACGAAGTTGTAACCCCCAACATAGGAATAGATGTCAGCAGCCTGAATCCTCCCGTAGTTCGGGTTATTCCCTTGGTCGCTGATAATTTTCTCGTAGCCTTCATAGACAGGGTTGTTGTCGTTCCAACCACCGAGGTAGAGGCGGTACTTGCCATCCAAGTTTGCATCCCAGCGTAACTGCTGCATTCCTTCCCGAAGGAGTTCCATATCCTCGCCATGCTGCGCACCTCCGAACCAACCGAACTTCACGAGGTGCTTGTCGGGTTCTTCTTCGGGATTCGGGATGAATTGCTGATAGGCTTCGTATGGTTCGTTCTGCAATATGCTCACATTCGCATTTAGAGGCCTTATACGGGACGCAAGGTGTTCGGTGGTACAGGTAACCCAATCGGCTAATTTGATGTGCTTACGGATAACGTCTGCGAGTTTGGTTTCGTGATACTGGCGGTACATGATATGCCCCGATTCCAGCACCCAGTAATCATCAAGGTCAAGGATGACTTTCGCTCCGAATTGGGTCAGGGCTTTGTACACATTCTCGACTTGCTCCATCGTTCCTTGACACCAAAGCCGACTGAACAGGAACAGGTCAATCGACTTCAAGCCCTCATCGCTGATGGTCGTGATGTTCTCAACGCAGACGTAATCAAATTCGGGATAGTTGTCGCCCAAGTAGGCGTTCGGCATTTCTAACCGATAGAAACTGCAACCCGTTGGGTGAGCGTTATAGACAATGCAAATCCTCATGGGTGCAAAAATAAGAAGGGCAGCCATTGCTGACTGCCCTCCCAAACCTCAATATGCAAACCTTGTGCGAAGATACTACGAACCGAGTATCTGCGTAGTCGATGGTGAAAAGACTGTGGAAGCAATTTCAAACATCGGGTTAGGTTCCATTCCAGTCAAGGTTAATTCGTAGCCACTTCTATCTCCGAAGGCAGTACCAGTTCCAGCGGTTCCAGCAGTTGCCTCAAGGCCGTTTGCAGAACCCAGCAACCAGTAGCGGTTGTTGTTGTCTTGGACAATGACGATGACACGATTGCGGACCAGCAAGCGGAGTTCGTTGCGGACTGCAACTTGCAGTTTGTTGATGGTGAAGGTTACTTCGGGGGTGTAGTAAACCGAGCCGTTCTCGATGCTTGCGTTCAGCGTTTCCGTCATAGACGAAGTGGCCTTGGTCAAGTCGTACTCGAAGAAACCACCCGAAGCGTAACCCGTGAAGCCCGTTACCGCACCGCTGGCATTGGCGTTAACCGAACCAGTAGCGTTAAAGGCTTGGACGTAAATTGTTTTGATGCCACCGACTGAATCTCGGCATCCGAGGGCGTAGCCCGTAGTTAAGGAGCAGGACATATGTGTATGGGGTTTAAGTTACAAGAGAACAAAAAGCAGGGGGAGGTTGCCCTCCCCCCTACACATTAGGCCAATTTCCAGTCAACGATGAGGTCGGGGTAAGCGAACTGCACACCTGCTTTGAAGGCTGCTTGGAAGCGGACTTCGTCGTTATCACGGCTGAACCAAATCGAGAACTGCTCTTCATCGGACAAGAGGTCGGTTCCGTAGAACAGGTTGCCGAGGTAGGTTGCAACGATTCGGCTTGTTCCAGTTAAGCCGGGAACTGCGATGACTCTGATGTTCGTGCCGGGGTAAACGATTTCACCATCGGCAAGGCCAGCCAAGTCAACTTGGTTGTACATCACGCCTGTGTTGGCTTTGAAGGCCATAACCAGCAAGCGGAAAGTATCCCAACCGCAGAACATAACGAGGTCGGTCTTGGTCAAGATGGCCTGTGGGATGCGAGTGTAGATGGTATCGAAGATGCTGATAACATTGGTGGAAGTAATCGCACCGCTGATAGCAGCCGTGTTGCCCGATACAACGGAACCCGATGCAGCGTTCAGCAACTGGTTGATACCAGAGAAGTAAGCGTTGCCCTGCCAGATAGCGTTCTCCAACGCTTCGGCAATACGCAAAGCCTTCTGCTCAGAGAAAGCCTGCTCGAAGGGAACACCCTCGTAGTTGGAGCCTTGGGTCAACTGGGTCTGCATCCAGTATTGCTCCAAGGAGCGAGGACACAAGGTTTCTTG